TCTGGAGTAAATCCTGCTTTACGAGCTGCTTTATAACATTCATGCAATGCGGTGTAATGCTGATCGATCTTTGTTAATGGTTCAGGAGATTGGCGAACGACACGACGATTGATCTTTTTGCGTTTGATAGGTTTTCGAGTGTTCGCCATAAATAAAATTATCGCTTAGAGATTAAAACAAATAGATCATCGACACGCTGTTCAAGTCGATTCATTTGATCTTTGATTGATGAGCCTCCGTTTGGTTTTAACTCATTCAAGTAAGATTTAATAACCCAGCGCAGACCCACTAACAAACTTGTTGATATGGCGGATACGCCAACGGCGATACCAACCCATTCGTTGGCTGTCATTTCGCATTGATTCCATAATCAGCTTCTTTACCGGACTTTGGATCTAATGCTTTTGCGATAGGTGCTACTAATGCTCCAGCCAAGATTGCAAACTCTGGACGAATATCAGCAACAATTGCCAAAAGGACAGTAATGCCGGAAGCAGCCACAGCTCTTAAATAAGACTTAATTGCAGCCTTGTGTTTGTTTGATAGTTTCATGCGTTGCCTCCTAGTAGTGGGATGTTAAAGAACTCTCCTGATTGTTTTGGATGAAATGAAATATGGATATGTTTGGTGTGAGGATTTATGCCCTTGTATCTACGCCAACGCCAGTTCAATAGTTTGCTGGCAATATGATGATTGTGAATTACATATTTGATCCGCTTATCTGTTTTGCCAGCAATGCGTATTTGATCGGCAAGGTAGGCAGATATGCCTTCGGCTTGACCTAGATCAGCTGTAATGTCAATGGCACAAACTTCACCCGAAGGCAAAGCGTTGTGATCCGATTTTACTTTTTGATGCCTAGCGTCTGAAATCCAACCATCCGATTTTCTGGATCTTTCAACAAAACAGTCATCAATCTGCTCCCGTAATTGAACAGCTGCTTTAGATAGGTAAGGCTTCATTAGCTGAGAAGAAGTTTTGCTTCATCCTCAGTTATGCCTAAGCGATCAAGTAATGATGCCTTAGCCTGTGCCTTTGTTTCAGCATCTAAAATTGCTTGTGCTTCTGCTTCTTTTTGTGCTTGATAACTAGCAAACTCAACATCATTCATTTCCCGATCAATCACTTCATCGGTTTCGCTGTTATGTATTCTTATGATTGGTCTAGTTGATTTAGCCATATTATTTCACCCCATAGATTTTAACTGTTCCTTGATTAAAAGCACCGCCTGAATTAGAAAACACCAAACTTGTAATTCCTGAGGTTAATATAAGACCACCAGCAGCAAAAGCACCATACCACAAATTATTTGCGGCATTGCGCATAGTTCCTTGAAAACTAAAAGTCTGACGAAGGCTCGTGCCTTCTGTGTAATTGTATAGATTAATTTGCCAACAATTGTTTTGCAACCTGTAAATTTGTTGAACGCTGTCATTTAATTTGATGTTGGATTCGGACAATTGGCTTCCACCATTTACACCATTAAAAACATTTGCTGAGGCACTAATTCCAGCAAAGAGATTGCTCTCATTATTTGGTTTGAAAGTAAAATCTCCGTTTGCAGTATCGTTTTTTACATCATAAATATGAACTTGTAAGTGTGTATATGCTTGGCTAATTGATGAAATGGTTGTAGATGTACCAGATAAAGTTGTTGTTGATAACAAAGTCAATGATCCTGATGATGGTGCTGCGACCCATTCAAGTCCATTTGTTGCACCTGAGTTTGCAGATAACAAATAGCCATTAGTTCCAGCAGCCAATCTTGCAGCTGTATCGGCAGCACTTCCAACAATAAGATCACCTTTAGCGTCAATTAATGTTTTTGGAATTGCTGCTCCAGCATTTGTGAAAACTGTTGTGTCAATCGCTGTGCCAAGTGATCTAATGGCTGCTGCGCCATCTTTGACCAAGGCGGTGTCATCTGGAGTGCTCCAGCTATAATTAGTAGTGGTTGCCATATTATCCTTTATCTCAGGCTACGATTGTAGCGTATTCCCATGTCAAAGTATTGCTTAAAGTATTCCAAGCCTCGCCGATTGGCACAGAATTCCATCTCATCGCCACTTGGCTAAAGCTGACCGGTGAAAGGTTGATGGTCAGGAATAATTCATTGAATCTTGTGCTCCAACGCCATCCCTCAACATAGCCAGAAAATTCACCATTATTGATTTGATTTGGTAGATCTGCAATGTTTAATGGCATCCCCATGAAAACATTTAATAGGTTATCTCGATCTGAATTGTCAATTTCTGGATTTGTAATTGGAAAGGTTATGCTGTCAAAAATAGGTTGTGGAAAGGCTCGAAGGTTAATGTATCTATCGGCAACCTCTTGAGCATCTACCGCCGAATGGATGACCGATTGTATGCTTTCAGATTTGTAGCCATAAAGGGCAATTGAGGAAGCGGATGTTGCAGTTTTTTGAGAACCAAAATTGTTTCCATAATTGATAAAGATGTCATTGCGAATATCAGCTGCTTTTGTAGTTGTGCGCAATCCTGAACCAATTGCATTGTTGGCAGATAGATCAACATAACCATTGGCTATTAAATAGGTTTGGCGATGGTCAGCATCGGCGTATCCAATGTTTCCTTCGTTGTCCTCAAAAATATATCCAAATGCGCTGTTAGCAATTTGTGATGCAATGTTATAAACAGTATCAGGAGAAGCATCTCGATTCTCCATTGTGTAAAGCCCCGGCTGATCAATCTCACCTAATCCAAGATTTAATGCAGTAGCCCAAGTTTCAGTTGCAGAATATCCTGCCCAAGTAGAAGCTGCTGGCACATCATTCCAAGCCCCAAGCAATACGCTTGAAAGTAAATCATAAATCTGATTGCCGTCTTCATCTTGAGATATTGTTGCATTGTAGATTTCTTTTGCTAACTTAACCAAAGATCCCATTGCAAGAATGGTGTATTCAACAACAGTTGCAATTGAACCAGTTGCGCCAACTTCAACAGTAATGTCGGTTATATCTCCACCAAATAGATTTACATAAGATCCTGCGCTGTTTTTAACTTGCAAACTTAAACTGTCATTTATGTCAAATGGAAAGGTTTGTCCAGACAAAGCCAAAATTGTGCATTGCAGATAAGATGGGTTTGGTTGGGTATAAATATCATCTCGACCTGCTTGATGAGTTATGTCGCTGATTGTTAAATTTGTGTATTCAGTTCCTGCAACAGTCAGTTTCCAGTCAGGTGTCCAGACTGTCATTAGTTGCCTTTGATGCCGTTATTGTAGAGCTGTGGAACTGATCTTGATGCGCTTTGATTTAATACCTTTGCAACGGCTCTTGCAGCACCTTCGCTATCAACGGCTTGAACTGTAATGTTATTAACTGTTGGCACACCTCTAGGATTTCCTGCGCCATAAGTAAATCCTGAACTTGGAACAGATGGAACATTGCCACTAGGAGCAATTTGAGTTAAACCATAAGTTGCTGCGCCAACAGCCAAAGCAGCAGCGGCAGTTCCAACCGAAGCACCACCGGTTGCAAATGCGGTAGCAACTCCAGCAGCAGCAGCGGCATTTCTTAAGGTATTCATAGCAACAACAATTGTTCCAATGGCTGCAACAAAAGCAGCAATTTTATTGACTACAAAAACAGTTGCAAGAATGCCGGCTACAATTAACAATTCATCTTTAATGCTTATGAGGAATCCAATTGTTGTCTTTAATTGTTGTCCAAATTCATAAGCACCTTGAGTTGCATCTGTAATTCCTGCACTTACGCTGTTATTTCCTGTTAAACCTGCTGCCAATGCCTGAACATTAGGAACAACCACAGCAAGTAAATAATCAGCAAATTGTTTCATGATTGGAAGTAAAGCATTTCCAATTTGTTCTTTAGTTTCAGAGAAAGCAATCTCTAATTGCCTCATCTTAAATTCTGCGTTAGTCGCCTCATTTTCAATAAAACCCTTATAAGTTCCCTTAAGTATCTGCATGATTTCCTCATGAGATTTGGTTTTAAGAGTAGTGGCGTCAATACCTAAACCAAGTTTGCCAAGAGCTGTATTTTGTCCGTCAAAACTTTTGCCTAAAGCATTTGTAATAACTTCAAGAGGTTTGCCAGTTGCAGTTGCAATTTCTTGAGATAAAGATAATAGATCTTGCGCTTTAGCAACATCATTTGTTGATCGAATCAATCTAGCAAAAGCAGGTCTTAAAACATCATCAGTTGTTGCGGTGGCAATAGATTGTTTTGTGATGTAAGTATCGATTGATGCAATTTGCTCATTGGTTGCACTCGTGTTTGCTCTAATTGTTTGTTCTAAAGACTTGCGAGCCTTTTCATCCTCGGCTGCTGCCTTTACAGCTGAAACTGCAAACGCTGTGGCTGCTGCTCCAACGGCTGCAAAAGCCAATGCTGCTTTCTTGCCAAAATCGGAAATCTGATCGGCAGATTTATTGACTACTTTATTGGCATCATCTAAACCCTTTTTTAAGCCATCAATATCAGCTGCTAAGGCAAGGGTTAATGTTCTGCTATTACTTGCCATCAGAGAATTCCTTCTTTATATCTAAAATAATTTCTTCAAATTCTTTAATAATTGTAGGTTGCAAATGTCTGATGGTTGGATAAATAAACCAACCTCTTGAACCGGGCCCTTTAGGCATCGGCCCTGACCATCTTGGGAATTGTGGATATTTACCTGAACCAAATTCTGATGCTGCTCCAATACCTTTACGATTACCTTTAGCATCATTGCGAGTATTGAATTGAGTTGTTGCACCGCCTGAGAATCTTTGTGAAGCAAATCCAAATGAGATCTCACCAAGCAATGAGGATTTCTTAACTTTACCGCCTTGAGCAACTCGATCGGCAACCTTACCTCTAGATGAAGCAACTCTGCGAATCTCATTCAATTCTTTTTGCGCTAACTCACCAACTCTGCGTTTGGTTTCTTCAACAGCAATATCACTCATGTTTCTAATTACTTTGGCAAATGAAGCAAGTTCTCTTTTGTCATAGACTATTAGAGGTTCGGTGCTAGTTGCCATTCCGTTTCTCCAATATCTCGATCGCTGTTAAAATGTCCTCTGCTTCAACCCATTCACTCATTGGTATTTGTGTGGCAATTGCCAACTCAACCAATAATCTGTTTAGGCTTCCTGCTTTGTGGCTTTTGGGTCTGCATCACCGACTATTACATCGGCTACTGTTTCCATCCAAATATCCATTGGTTTGACTGGCTTGCTTCCGGCAATCTCACGCTTATGAGCATGATAAGCCAAAAACATAAGATCCCAAATACCCAGCTTCTCGGATGCTTGTCCAATGACATTTCCTGTCTGCTTTTCCCATTTCGCCCACTCAGGCGGTTGGGCAATATAAGTTGCTTGCTCGCCTGAGCTGTATTCAATTGTGATTGGTAGTTTCATTTTGCTCCCGTTGCTAGTTTTTAACTAAAGGTTTCTACTACTGCGCCTTTAGATACTGTGAATGTGAATGATACTGTTTGAGCATCAACACCTGAACCACCTGCGGTTGGAAACTCTGGCTTTACTGGAAACACGAATTGTGCTCCTGATGCAGCTGTAAGTGTCATGCTGATGTCTGTGTCTGGTGCAGTTTCAGCAGCAGCCCATAGAGCCTCACAAACTGAATTTGCCTTGCCCCAATCAGCCAGCATATCCAATTGAAAAGTTCCGGATACATTAACTGTCTTGTATGCCTCGCCTTCCATTGTCTGATAAACCTGACGATCATTAACTTTTGTTAGAACTGCGTTAGTCGCCTGTGCTTGAATATCTGTTCCACCTGTGAAAGATAAACCAACATCACGACCGGTAATTACGACTGTTGCCATGATTTCTCCTTATACTGTTTGTGTGTAGTAGGTAGATACTCGAACATCTGCGATAAGCAGCGTTGATGCACCAACTTGTGAAACTGTCGGTCTTTCAACCGAGCTGACAATATATCCAACTGGAATGACTGCCAGAACACTTATGATCAATTGCTCGATATTGTCGAGCGATGCTGGGTTGCTGTTGTAAGCAACGGCGACTGATATTGTAAAATTAATTTTGGCTCTGATGTTGCTTTTGCTTATTGTTTCAAATTCTAAATATGGAGAATCAGGCACGACAACCACAGCTGGAGGAATAACTGTTTCAGGCACATAACCATAAACATTTCCTGCAACAACAGATAAAGCGGTTGCTAAAGGTGTTCTGATCTGCTCAAGGATTGTCTGATTTGGCATTTATTGTGCCATGCTGTCTGTGTCAATATATGAACCAAGCAAGCCAACGCATTTGTT